GTATTCATGAAGAAATACTCTAGCAGACAATCCAGAAAACGTTGCGGTCTTTTTCTCACCCATATAGTCCTGATATTCCACGACAATACTTTCTGGTCTGGATATATTTAGGAACAATTGTGGAAAAGACAGACACCCTTCTGACATATGTACCATTGTCATAGATTCATCAATAATCTTGGGATTGAAGAATGCAACATACTCTCCTTCTGGGTCTCCCATGACGAATACTCGATATTTAAATCCGCATTGATTTGCAGATAGACCCAATCCTCTATGTTGTTTACAAGTTTCTACTAGAGCAGATGCAAACTCATTTGGATTATGAGGAGGATTTTCAAAATTAAAATCTTCCAACTTTTGAGTAAGCACAGGATCATTTTCTTGAACTAACTTAAAAGTTGTAATCTTTTGAGGTTCGATTCTTCCTTTTACCGCATCAGCTGTATCAAAAACAAAAAAATCATTACTCATTATGCTATCCTACTAAAGTTGTTTTTCTTTTCAAATCGAACGACCGAGCGGAACTTATCGAACAACTGGTCTCCTTTATGACTGATAACAAATACATTTGTATCATTTCCAATATCATACATCAATTTCAAAAATTCTTCTGTGCCTCCAACATCAAGACTGCTATCAAACACTTCATCAAGAACCAAAAGATTTGTGTTTGTGCTATTCTTTAATTTTGCAATTTGTCTCCAAGTAAACAGAATAGCAAGGTCAATACGCATCTTCTCGCCTTCAGAGAAGTTGTTATAACTGAAATCATCTCTATGTCTAGATTTGATTGTTTCTTCAAAACTCTCATTCAAGTTAAAGTTAATAAATGAGTCCATTGAGGTCAAATATTTATTAATCAACTTATTAATAATCGGCAAATATTGCTTGATTATTTTAGTCTTGATACCTGTATCTTTTAATAGATTGGACGCAAAATCGCAATACTGTTTCTCTGTTGAAAGTTCTTTTTGTTTTTCTTTAAGTGTTTCTAACTGTTGATTCAACTCTTTCAATTGTTCATCTTCATTAACTGAACTGATTTTCTTCAGAGATAGAATTCTGATATCTTCATTCAGTTTTGTGATATACTTATTGATTGCAAGAATAGAAGAATTGTGTTTTACAATTTCAGAATTGTGTGAGTTTATGTCCTGAGTTATTTTTACGATTTCTTTTATGCGGGCATCGACTTTCTGAATTTCACTTTGAATTTGTTCAAGTCCAGTCTTTTGTTCATTTGCCTTATCTTGTCTTTCTTTAATTTGACTTGCTTTAAATTCTTCTTCAATATTTTGTCTGCAAGTAGGACAGTTATCATTTTCATGATAGAACTCAATGTCCTTCTCAATCTTCGAAATATTGTTTTCAATCTTGGATTCTAATTGAATCAGTTTTTTATTCTTCAATTCAGTCGATGTTTTATCATCTATGCTTTTCATCATAGCATCAATGTGCTTCTGAATCAATTCAATTTCAGATTGAAGTTTTGTTACATGCTCTTCATTTTCTTTGAGTTCTTTTTGTTTTTCTACAATTTCTTCTTCTTTGTTCTTTTCACCTTCTTCAAGATGCTGAAGTTTCATCTTGATTTTTGCTTCAGTCAAGTCTAGGTCATATTTTAGTTGTGCTGAAGAATCTTTTAGTTCTACCATCTTTTGCTTCAGCAGAGTATTCATTGAAGAGAAGATTTGAATATCAAGAAGGTCTTCGATGATTGCTCTGCGGTCAGCAGCAGAAAGTTGCATGAACGGAGTAAATGAGGCAGACCCCAGAATAACAATCTGGGTGAATGACTTATAGTTCAACTTCAAAATACTCTTCTCTAGAACCTCTTGATAGTCTCTAGATGCTGCATCTTGATTGAGAAGTTTGCCGGCAATATGAATTTCAAAGATGTTAGGTTTGATACCACGAACGACTTTGTACTTCTTGTTACCTATCGTGAATTCAATCTCAACAACGCAATCTCTTTCATTAATGGAGTTTAGCAGTTGTGGTTTATTGATTTTACGATAAGGCTTACCAAAAAGACCAAACGTTAATGCATCAAGAATGGTCGACTTTCCTGAACCGTTATTACCGATGATTAAGGTATTTGGTGAACGAGTTAAATCTATTTCAGTAAAAACATTGCCGGTACTGAGCAAGTTTTTCCATCGTACTTTTTCAAAAATAATCATGCTTGTTCTAAGTTAAGTGCTTCAATATAAAGTTCTTTGAGAACGGTCTTGAGTTTGTTTCCGTCAATGTGTTCATATTCAATAGAATCAACATATGTGTTTAGAATAGTCAAAGTGTCTTCTGCCTGTTCTACTGTATCATCATCTACACCTTCTGTCAAGGCAGAAAAGTCTTCGACAATACTAACATCTGCTGGTCCTGCTTGGTAAATGTTGTTGATGAATACATCAAACAGATATGGATTTGTCTTATTCACAACTACAACTTTGATGTACTTATTTTCATATTCAGAGAATTCTTGAGTTGCGATTGTAGTAATATCATTCTTTTTATCATCATACACAAGACGAATAAACATTTCGTAAGGATTAATAACAAACTCAAGTTCTCTTGTCTGCAAATCAAGAATATGAAATCCTCTTGGGTCACCATAATCTTGCCATGTCAATGGATATGGATTACCAAGATAATAAATTCCATTTTGATTAGACTTATGATGATAATGACCAGAGAATGTCATGTCAAATTTCTGAAAGATATTCTGAGGTAGTCCTTCTTCAGAATGAGCACCTCGATACATTGCAAAACCTTCGATTTCAAAATGACCGCAGCAAATAGTTGCCTTTGTATTTTTCATCACATCAAGACATTGACTATAATTATCAGCACACATCCAAGGAATCATACAAACATCATCTGATTCGTTTTCATAGTTCAAATGTATAACTTGAGGAGAATCAATAACATTGACATTATCGTATTCTCTTAGAAGCAAATCGGCAGAGTTTACATCATTAGTATTTTTATAATATGTGTCATGATTACCTGCAAGCATGTGAACTTTTATGTTTTCTTGTGCAAGAACATCAAAGAACATCATCTTTGAACGTTGCAAAGTGTAGAAGTTAATATATTTTCTTCGGTCAAAGGTATCTCCAAGAATTAATAACGTGGTGATACCTTCTTCCTTAAGTTTTGGAAAAAATACATTACGATAAAAATTTTCATAATATTCTAGAAAATTTACAGAATCATTTCTAGCACCAAAATGTTGGTCGGTAATTAATGCAACTTTCACTTTTTTCCTTTTTCGAGTTTAGAAACTTCTGCATCATAAACTCTTTTTCTTAGATTCGAACTACTATACGGATGTTCTCTTTCATGATAGTGTAGTTCAATACCGTGGTCTAAACACCATTGTTTTCCTGTGCAATCTTTGGTCTTGTATTCATCACCAAGAAAACGAATATCAATGTGCTGAGTCTTAAAGATATTGAGTAAATCATCTTCTGTAGCATATACAAGAACCTCATCAACATATCTACAAGCAGAAACTTGTGCATACCGTTCATAGATAGATTGAACAGGTTTATTTTTTGTTTCTGGTCTATCAATAGTAGGATCAACTTGAATAGCAACAACCAAGTAGTCGCATAATCTTTTTTCTTCTTTCAACATTGTTACATGACCAGCATGAAACAAATCAAACGTGCTACAATTGAACCCTATCTTCATAGTATATCACTCCTCAACAAAATTTTCAATACCTTTTGGTTTGTTTGCCTTTTTCTTTTTCTTTCTGGTTTCTTCGTAGTTGTGTATGAACTCTGATATGTTTTCATAGAGTTCAAACTGCCTTGACGTACCATCGTCAAACTCCAACATTTCAAATTCATCCATAATACCAATTTGTTCCGTAGATTTATATTTCACATATAATTGTTTCTTTTCTTTATCAATCCTTCTGAGAAACGCATAATGAATAATTTGCGTGAAATATGCAAAAGGATTGCTAGACTTTGCTGGATCAAAATTTTCAAAATACATCAGACAGTTTTCTATACCGTCAGATACCATTTCTTCACGATAGGTATAATTGATAAAGTTTGGTCTGTGTGAGTATCCTTCGGCAATCTTTAAGAAGCATTCACCAATATAATTTGGAATAGGTGGTTTTGCTTTACCTGCTGCTTTCGCGTCTTTACATTTCTCTTTGTACTCTACCAATACTCTGAGAAAGTCTTTGTTGTTTACATAATGTGTGTTCTTTGCCATAATATTTCATGGATTCCTCTTGACAAGTGCTTGACAACAACATACAATGAGTATGTCCCGTTTGATGCTGATAAAAGGATTAGCTAATACTAATGTAGATTCTTTTGTTCAGGATTTAACTGAAAGAGCTTCCACATATTTACTAACTCTTCTTCATTCATTTTACTAATTTGTTCTTTAGTTTCTTCTTTGACAGAGAGCAATTGCAGTTGACTTTCATAAAATTCAAAGAAGTCTTCACTTGGTATCATTTCAAAGAGAATCTCATTTCTATCAATTGTAATTTCATTTACTGCAAGTATAGGAATAGGTAACCAATGAAACATACTAACATAATCTTTCTTGTCATCTCTTTCTGTTGAAATTTCAACAACCATTGGTTCTTTTATTTTCAGAGTAAAACCATCTTCGTCTATAACATTAGCGATAATGTCTTCTCCGTTTTTTAATCTGAACATTTTTATGTTATGCATTTTTTAATCCTATCTTGTAGAGTTTATAAGGAAAATGTTCTTCATTATATATCTTGACACGTTCAACGAAATGTTTTAGAGTATAGTTCATGTGCTTACCTACTCTTAAATCGTCTGCAATGTCATACAATGTTGCTATTTCTTTTCCTTCTGATTGTCTGAGTCCTCTTCCAATACTTTGAAGGTTTCTAACTCTGCTTTTAGATGGTGAAGCAAATATAATGTTATGAAGATTTCTTATATTGATGCCTGTGCTGAATGTACCAAATGAAGCAACAACAATAGCATCTTTTTCTTTCTCCATAATTTTTCTTATATTTTCTCTGTCATCTGTCTCCGTATTACCATAAACAAAAAAGACTTTACGACCATTTAAATTTTTTGAATTTAATAATAAATCATACAGGATTTTACCGTGCTTGTCAACATATTGGAAAAGAATTAAGGTATTCCTACCAAGAGACAATGCTAGGTTTTTTATGAATTTGTTTCTGGAGTCACACCCAACAAGGTAATCGATTTCTTCCTGATATGTTTTCTGTTTCATTTCCTTACAAATTTCTTCGTCATGTTTCAATACTAAACATTTGATGCGAAATTCTGCAAGTTGCTTGTTCTCGATTAACTCCTTTGTTGTTATTAGTCTTTCTGCTGGTCCGAACAATCCTTCAAGTACAAGTTTGTGAGTTTTTGTACCATCTAATGTTCCTGTAAGTCCAATACGATACTTAGTATTGGTACATGCAGTCATTATTGTTGTGAGAGATTGTGCTTTGAAGAGATGTGCTTCGTCTCCTATGATGTAATCAAACTGCTGAAAATATTCTTTAGGGAGTTGATAGAGAGACTGCCACGTGGAAATAATTAACTTCTTACTTGAGTATTTATCTTTTCCTTGATATACTTTGTGTATATTATCTTCAACGTTGAAGCCATTCGCAGACGAATAATCTGCGAAATCGGAATATAGTTGCTCAACAAGAGAAGTAGTTGGAACAATTATTAACCCTTTATAGTTCTTGTAATCAATCATTTGACGTATAATGAGATATATCATCAATGATTTACCGGATGCTGTAGGGGATAATAATAATGCTCTTTTGTGCCTCATAGTATGCACAAACGCATTTAACTGATAATCACGAACTTCTATCGGTTGTCCTCGTCCATGAATATTTAGTTCGTCAGTAAATTTTTTTGCTAGGACTAAAGAGTAATCTTCAGTTAAATCTGGTCTTGGGTCATCATACTCTATTCCATATCCTCGTTCTTCTGCAAAAGATTCTATGTAAGATAGAAGTCCTAGATATAGAGTGTTTGTTCTTAAATCGAACAGACGTATTTTTCCGTCCCATATTCGATTGCGAAATGCCGGTGTGAATTGGTATCCTGGAACATAAAAAGTAAAGTATTCTGAAAGTTCTTTTGCTAAATGTCTTTCACATTCAACTATAACATGCACTTCATCTTTTTTTCTGAGTATTAATTTATCTTGCACCTTGTATGAATCGTTCATGTGTCATGTGTTCTCTGAGTTGCCATGTTCTATTGTTTAATTCTTTAAGAATTGCTTCACAGACACTAACGACTTCTTCATGATAAACTTTTTTTTCTAGAAGACGAATCAAATCGTTATCTGCTTCTAGATATGTAGTCACATCGGATTTGAGGGTATATCGAAATGGTTCCCAACCGTGTTCTTCAAGTTCTTCTTGTGACATTTTCCCTGTATAATATTCCCACTTCAACTTACGCATTCTGCTGTAATCAAAGAATGCTTTCTTTGCTGCAAGTTTGTGATTAGACATGATAGTGAGATATTTTCCGTGCAGAACAGGAACACGGATGATTTCACGGGAAGGTTCTGTGTCATCAACAACAGAATCTTTTGACCAATATTCAAGAACTTTGTCTAGTGTTTCCATAATAAAATCCTAAATCTAAAATCTCAGTATAACACCCATTGCAATATTTGTCAATACTTTACGTTTACTTTGAAGTAAGAAAATCTAAAACTTGCAGTTGCAAGTATTGGAGTTGTATTTTCATCCATAGTGGTAAAGTTTATTCCAGTAAGATTTTCTGGAAACATATCATAAAAATCTATGATTATTTTTGTATTGTTTAATGCAGATAAAATTTGCAACGAACCATCTGAATATTGAGGTTTCTTAGCATTTTTTGTCAGAGGAGAAAGATTTTTCAAATTGGCATATTCATCAAAACTTTCTGGAAATGTCATTCCTCTTAACCAATAATAAATGTCAGTCCAAGAACTTAAATCTTCATTGACCAAAAATTTTATTTCTAATGCATCATAGTGAAATTTTGTTCCAGGAACATGTAAGTCTGAAAAAGGAGTAGGGTGAATTATATCATCTAGATATCCACCGGGTAAATTTACTTCCTGACAAAAGTATTGTACATCAGGTATTCTACCAAAAGTTAGTAGAAACTTTGTTGGCTGCAATAGATTTTTGTTCTGAGGCGTAAAATTGTTTGATATTGGATTTGCCATGATATCTCCTTATTGCATATTTATATGACCAAAAAAGAGGAGAGTCTTGCGACTCTCCTCCAAGTGTCACTCTTAACGGTGACTCAAAACTTACATCAGGTTCTTGACACCAAAGATACGATAGTAGACGTTGGTGCGTGAATTCAGAGCACCGTTGCCTTGTATCAGACCTTGTGCAAATGGGTTTGCAACCATACCATAACGGGTCTTGAAACCAATCTTTGGTTGGAAGGTGTCTTGGTCAACAGCACGAACCATTTGTAGTGGAACATATGGGCAGTAGAAAAGACCTGCGTCATATGGTGATGAACCTTTATAACCAATTGTTACTAATTCTTGGTTAGCGGTATATCCACCAAAGTATGGATCGATGTAAACCTTGATACGACCATGTAGAAGTCCAGCAAATGTGTTGCCAGTGTCATCTACTGATAGGTCTGCTTGAAGTGCTGGAGTATATGAAAGAACCCCTGCCATTGCCATTGCTGAAGCAACGTCTGAAGAAACAATCAGAACGTTACCTTTACCTCTACGGGTTTGCTTAGCGATAACATTAGCATCACGTTCAATTTGGAAAATCAGACCTTTGAAACGTTCAACTGACCAACGACCATTTGAATCTGTGTCTAGGTCGAAATAACCTGGAGTTACTGTGCCGTATTGAGCACCTGGAACAGCACAGGTGTAAATAGTGCGGATAACTTCGCGGTTGATTTCTGCTAGAACTTCTGTTGACAGAATGTTGCTCAGTTCTGTCTCAGCATCTAGACCATGAATTGCTTTCAGGTCTTGTGCTAGTTCTAGTGAGTATTCAGCCTTTAGAGCGCGTGATTGAGCAGTTACAGTAACTTTCTCAATGCTGAAACCCATTTGACCGAATTGTGCGTTAGCATTTGAACCTAGATATTCAGCGACTGCTGTTGGTTCAGCAATACCAGTTGTAAATGCGTTTGCTGCTAGATTGCCTACTGCGTTTGCTGATAGGTCAGTTGCATTTGTACCACGGAAACCGTATGGGTTTGATGCTGATGGAGTACCAGAGAAAATGGTATTTGCTTCGTTATAGAATGCTTCAGATCCACTTTGCGAATCGTAACGAGCTCTCATTGCGAAAATGAGTCCTGTTGGTCCTGTCATTGGTTGAACACCAGCAACGTCATAAGCAATCAGGTTTGGAAGCGCACGGCGAACAAGAGAAATCAGGATTGGGTCAAAGTTCTGAACGCCACCAGTGACGTTTGTTGGACCTGGACCAGCTTCTGAAATCATCTTCGCTTCATTCATTGCTTGTTGTTGATTTTCCAGTACAAGTGCTGTAACTGCCTTCTTGTATGGATCCTTAATGGAATCTAGTTCTGGATGTTCCAGAACTGGTTGCCATTTCTTTTGTAGTTCTTCGGTTAAGTACATTTACTTCTCCTTGTTTTTTATTGGTTTTTTATTTATTTTGCCAAAGTTTTAGAGATTGCTTGAGCATAAACACTCATGTCAGAATCATTTGATTTTGCTTTGATTGGTTCATCTTCAATGTGAACTTCTTCGTTCAATTGGTCAGAATCAGCAATTTTCACAGTTGAGGCAAAATATGATTCTTTAAGTGTATTCAATGCTTCTTCAAAATCCTCATCAGAAGAGTAATCGACATTCTCTGCGAGTGCCTTTAGTTTCTCTGCTTGAGTCTGGGTTAGGCCTTCGCAAGCTTCGCGGATAGCCTCTAATTTTTCATGTTCGACTAGTGCCTTAGCGAATTCAACGTTTCTTTCAATTTCTTCGTTGAGTGATTCTTCAAGAGATTCAACCTTAGCCACTAGTTCTTCGACCACATCAACTCTTTCTTCTGGGATATCGATATACGACTCAACAAATAGGTTACGCAGTTTGTAGATAAATTCTTCTACAATTTCTGAACGTAGACCGCTTTCAATTGCGAGTTCATTTTCTGACATCCATTCTTCAACCATATAGTTGAGATAGTCATCAAGTTTTTCTGAAAGTTCTTGCTTGATTTCTTCAACGGCCAATTCAAATTCTTCAATAAGATGTTGTTCTGCTTCAACAATAACTTCTTCAGCACGAGCGATAACTGCTGCTTCGAAAATTGTTGTTGCCTTTTGAACAAACTCTTCTGAAAGATTTTCGCCTGAAACTAGAGCAGCAATATCTTCTTTCATTTTTTCTTTCATCTTTGAATGCATCTTTTCTTTACGTTCATCGTGTGACTCGTCTGGTTCGGTTTCTTCATGATATGATTGGAATGTAGAACCTGGATTTGAAGGCATCATTTGTGGTGCTAGTTTTCCTGGTCTACGGTCACGAATTGAATCGTAGTCAGTAGCATCTGATTGTTGTGCAATCTTTAAATCTGAACGACCTTGGGTTTCTTGTGGTTGTCCTGATAGTTTGTGCATAGGTTCTGAACCAACTGGTGGAGTAGCGCCAGGGGGAGTAGCAGAAGGAACACCACTTGTATAATTTGGGTTCTCGTCTGTTTCTTTCTCTGGTGATTGTCCGATTAGACCTGCTTCTTTAGTACCATAAGCGGCATCGCCGTGAAGTCTTGCTGGCTTATCTTGCCCACCGCGTTTTGATGCAACGGATGCATCAAGAATTTCCTTAGCGGCCTCAGATAAATTGTATTTTGCCATTTTGAAAATCTCCTTGTTTTCTGTATTGAATATTTATAATTAAAGTTTTTTAATGAAGTTTTCAAATATGCGTAGACTTACTTCTTCAATTTCTCGTTTAGAGGCCTTGCGAATTTCTTCTCTGGCTTGAGTATATTCTACTTCAGTCCATACGCCATTTACTAACATCCATTCTTTGCCTTCCATTATTCCTTGTACAAAAGCACCAGGAGCAGAAGGATCCGCTACAATATCCGCCGCTGTGGCCAGATGAAAGTCATCTTGAACTACATTAACACCATTGACATTTTTAAGAGAACCCATACCTCTAGATGAAACTCCAAGTTGAGCACCACCTTCAATCAGATTTCTTGCAATGTTGCCCATTGGTGTGTCAAGAATTTTTGCTTTGCCTATCCAAGTTGAACCTTGCTTTTGCAGATTCTTAATCAGAATCGCAACTCTATCAAGATTAATTGTAGGTGTATCTGGATGTCCCAGTTCACCAAAGGCACGATTTTTGTTGATATATTCTTCTGTATATCTCTTTACTTCTTTGTCTAATGTTTGCTCTTTGTATAAACGGCCGTTCTTGTTTTGTTTTTCGCCAACAAGAAATGGTCCTTCTATGAAAAGAGACTTTTTGCCGTTTTCTTCTTCGGTAATAAAGTTTACTGATTCTGTAACTTCTGTAATTAGTTTCATGGTGTGATACCGTATGGTGGATAGTTGAATGCGGCAGGATCGTTAAATTGACCTGCTTGGAAGTATCTGCCATCTTTGTGGACTTCAAGAATTATTGTGTAAGCAGCATTTGCTGTTGTGCCCGCAGTCTTGATTACAATATTTCCTGTTGGATTTGCTGAGTTGTTCCAGATTACTGGAAGATTATCATTTGGATTTGTATCGCCTGCACCAACACCAAAAACCCAAATTGTTTTATCATTTGCTTCATCTACACCTTGCCACTTTAGTTGCACATGACCAACTTCAGCATCAACATTATAAACAATTCTTTTTACTGTTAAGCAACCACCAAATCCTGCAGGCAATGTATTTCCTGTCCGCCATAGATTACCATTAGCATCAAGAACACCACTAAGAGTCCTA